ACCGACGACATCGACGACGTGCGCAAAGCGTTCTCGACCTTTGAGTTCAATTCGCATCAAACCGAATTGGCAGGCATCATTAAGATGGCCACTGAGTTGGCAGATGCCGAGACCGGCGTGCCTACGATCATGCAGGGCGAGAAGGGCGCAGCGCCAGACACTGTCGGTGGCATGCAAATGTTGATGAACAGCGCCAACGTGGTTTTGCGCAGGCTCGTCAAACAGTTTGACGACATGGTCACCAAGCCTCACATCCGTCGCTACTACGACTACAACATGATGTACAACGAGGACGAAGAGATCAAGGGCGACTTCACAATTGACGCCCGTGGTTCAAGCGCTTTGGTGGTCCGCGACATTCAGAACCAATCGTTCTTGAACCTGTTGGCCGCCGGCATGAACCCCGTCTACGGCATGTACCTCGATACGCAGAAGCTGTTTGAGAAAGCCTTGCAGGCCCAGCACATCGATCCAAAAGAAGTGTTCAAGCCCGAAGACGAAATTGAGCAGATAAAAGAGATGCAGAAGCAAGCTGCTGCACAGGGCCCACAGCCAGACCCAGCAATGGCCGTGGCTCAGATCCGGGCGCAGGCAGAGATGCAGAAGGTCCAAGCCCAGAACCAAGGCGACCTGCAAGAGTTGCAAGTTCGCCAAGCTATCGCTGGCCAAGAGGCCGACCTGCGTGTTATGGAGCTGGAGCTTACTCGCGAAATCGAGATGCTTAAGATGGCCAACACACAGAACATCAGCCTTGAAAGCATCAAGGCAAAGCTAGCCGATACCGCAATGAAAGAACGTTCTCGCAAAGAACTGTTTGCTGCAGAGCGCGAGCTGGCACTTAAGACAGGCTCAGGAATCTAAAGGAAACCCATCATGGCGACAAAAGTTTCAGATGCCGACATCAAGGCGTACGTTCAACAAAACATCAACAACCCGGCAGCCATTGCGGCAGCCGCGGCCGCTAACGGGGTAAGCATTGCGGATCTTGCAAGGGCTACCAACTTTAGTGCTGAGCAGGTTAACGGTTATTTTGCCAACGCCAAGGTGGACACAAAAGCCCTTACAGGCGCGGCGGCCGACACGTCAGGGGCGGGTGCCGATACCAAGGCGGCATCTAGCAACTCTACGACCACGGTTACAAAAGCAGCCGGCGCGGATACGGGCTACAACGCTGCGGACATTCAAGCCTATCTAAACAGCCCCGCTGGAAAGCAAGCAAGGCCCGGCGTCACCGTAGCTCAATTTGTTGATAACGAATTGATCCACGGGCGCGAGAACTTATCAAAGTATTTGCCTGCTGCCGAAGTCAACTCCATGACCGACAAGCAAATCTTGGCGGCCAACGAGCTGTACTACCAAGGCGGCGGAAGCGCTACCCGCAAAGAGAACGGCTTGACGATGGCCGACATTGACTGGATCCGCACAAAAGCCAATGATTACAACGGCGCGGTCAACAGCCCAAACAAACAAGCAGTCACGGTGCCGGGCGACGATAAGATTTTGACTGGCCGCGTTCCTCTGGACGCAAATTACAAGTTTGATACTTCGGGTTACACGGGCCAAACAGGTGCAAGCGATGGAGGCGGCACTACAAACAAAGCTAACTTGAGCGGGTACGGCAGCGTTACCACTCGCGGCCTTGTTGAGTCTACGCTTGGTTACGCTATTGACGATTACTTCTACGATCAAAGCAATCCGAATTACGCTAAGAACATGTCGGCTTTGCAGCGTGCCTCAAAGGTTCTATACAGCGACATAGGCGCAAACCAAGACTGGCGTAATTGGAACGCCATCATGAGTTCTAAAGATCCGCTTAAAGCCGCGGAAGACGCCTTGGTTTTGATGTACAACGACAAGGCCTATTTGGCGTCTAATGCAGATAAGCTTTTGGCTCAAGGATATTTGCCAGAGCAAGCGGACTTTACGTACCAGCAAATGGCCGATCGCATTGGATCGACTTACGATTCTACTTGGACCAAAGGCACTAAGTTTGACGGCAAACTTAACACGGCTACATACCTCAGCAACATGAGCTCTATGAACCCGGCGGATCAAGAGCGATACCTCGATAGCCTCTGGGCGCAGTGGGGTGGTAATCCAGCCAAGAAGGTTACCCCAACTAAAACTACAGAGACCAAGGTCAACACCACCGGAACCAATAACCTAACGACTACGGGCACTGGGGGTACGGCGGTTTCGACTGTTGCTGGCGACACCGGCATTATCAACAGCGCCATTGCGGGATCTACAGGCGGCACAACCGGCACCGCAGCCGCCACGGATACAACGGCAATAAACACCCCCGGCGCTGACAACATCACGGCAGGCGGCCAACAAGGCACTGCAAGCGTTACCGGTGCACAAGTTGTTTATGGGCCAGATGGCAAAGAGTATGCGTCTGCAGCAGCCGCTAAGGCAGCAGGCGTGACAAACTACACGTACACCAAGCCTTTGTTTGGCGCTAGCTCTACAACGCAGCCCGGCTTGCTTGCTGGCGCGGATACGTTAAAAAACCCTTACACTTTGCCAGCCACACAGACAGGCGATGTCAACCCCAGCGGTTTGATAGCCACAACCAACAAGCAGCTGTACAGCGGCAAGGCCAAGATCAACCTACCCGCGGGCGTGACCAACCCATTTGGAGTTTAATTCATGGGAGTACTTGCCCGAGAGTTGGATGCCTATCAGCGCGCCCTAGCGCTGTATAACCGGCAGGCTGCCTCTCACAATCAGAAGGGCAAGACCTACGACGCTACGCTGGTGCGTGATGCAGCCGGCAACGTATTGGTTCAAAACTCTCGCGGCAACGTAATGGCCGTGGACGACAAGGGCGTGACCACGGGGGCCCAGCTTCCCGTAGGTTTTGACGTTCGAAACTACGGCAAGACGCCCATTGAAAGCAATGCTTCGTTTAGTTTGCTAAGGCAGGGCGGGACAGAGGGTGTATACCCTAACAAGCCCGGCGAATGGTCTAAAACTTTTGATGGCAAAGAGCCTACTTACACAGAAGCCCAGTTGGCTAAAGAGGGCCAGCCGTCATTGGCTGCCCAAGAAGCCGGGCTGATTGGCGAAGTGTTGCAAAGCGGCGGCCTCAAGAGTGGGGTTAAGTCCTGTCGCATTGGATCAGCCGCGGCCGATGCGGCAGCAGCGGAGATTGCCGCCAAGACCGACGGGACCACTACGGGCGGCGGAAAACCGGGTACAAAAACCAACGTAATGATTGCGTAAAAATGAATAAATTTAGTTGTTGCGTATTGCCCACAGTTTGTTATAGAATTTCTTTGGGCGAAGTGCGCCCAAAATTTACCGAAGCCAGCCAACAAGCTGGCTTTTTCTATGACTGATTACTCATCGAGCACATGGCACCAAATGCGAAAGTGGGCGGAAGCCCAGCTTGACCAAGCCAGAACAAAGAACGACGCTGTCGCCCTCTCCGACATTGAGACAGCGGCGTTGCGCGGTGAGATACGCATGCTAAAAAGATTTCTCGACTTGCCCAATGCGGCAACTCGGGGTGTGGTGGTCGAGCCGGATTAAATCCCGCTTGGCCTTTTTAGTGGGCTGTTGAAAGACGGCCTTTATTTGGAGAGCAAAAGTGGAAGAAAACCAACTGTCTTCGGAAGAAGCGCAAAACCTTTGGAATGAAGAGGCTGCCAAGCTGGATGCCGACGATGATACGTTCGCGTCTGAGCCCTTAGCCGCTGCGCCGGAAACGCCGCAGGAACTTGAAACCGAACAGGTACAAACGCAGGAACCGGAACAGCCGGAAGATCCTCTTGCCGGGCTATCGCCAACGGTTCGTGCCAAGTTGGCACAGATCGATGACCTAGCACAGGCAAATGCTCAACTGCTGCACCATGTCAAAACGACCGAGGGTCGCGTGGCAGCGATGCAACGAGAAGCCCAGCAGGCACGTCAAGCGGCAACGCAAGATGCGCCATCGCAAGGAGCCATCGTCAGCGCCGCCAAGAACCCAGAGAAGTGGGAGCAGCTCAAGCAGGATTTCCCCGAATGGGCGGGAGCGATGGAGGAATACGTCGCATCAAAGCTGGGTGTGCCCCAAGCACAAGGCATTACACCTGAACAGGTGCAAGGCTATGTGCAACAACAGGTAGCACAAACCCGAGCTGAGATGGGTCGCCTCATGGAAGAAGCACGCATTGAAGGCAAGTACGAAAACTGGCGCGACACAGTCAACACGACTGAATTTGCACAATGGTTTACCGTACAGTCACCCGATACGCAAGCTTTGGCCAACAGCGCAGCAGCCCGAGATGCGATCAAGATGTTGGACCTGTATGAACAGGCCAAGACGCGATCAGCAGGGGACATCAAGCAAGAGCGCGGAGCACGTCTCGCTGCAGCCGCGACAACTCGAACTGGCCAGACACCGCCGCCTAAAACACTTGGCGACATGTCCCCAGCAGAACTGTGGAACTACGAAGCCAAGAAACGAGAGCGAGAGCTCAAGGATCGCGGTTACTAAATCAATTTTCAGAAAAGGAAACTAGACTATGTCTATTCAAAATTACGGCACCGTAGCATCGCGAAATCTTATCCGCGCTGCCCAAGGTATGCTTGAACACGCACAGCCCATCACTGTTTTGGGCGACTTCGGTACTCAACGCGAGATGCCCCAGAATTCGACAGACACCTTGGTGTTCCGTCGTACTCTGCCTTTTGGCGCATCTACTACAGGTACAACGATCGAGAATTCTTCTCGCTATGTTGGTACTCCTGACATCACCGCTTCCAACTTTGTGTTGGCTGAGGGTGTGACACCTAACGCAAACACGATCTCTTTCCAAGACGTGTCTGTTCAGTTGCAACAATATGGCGTGCTGTTCAAGTACTCCAGCAAAGTTGAGCAGCTGTATGAAGATGACATCCCCGGCGAAATGGTCAAGCTCACAGGCGAGACTTTGGCTGAGGTGATGGAGATGGTTCGTTACGGTGTGTTGAAGGCCGGCTCTACTGTGATCTATGCAAACGGTTCTAGCCGCTCTGCAATTAACACAGCGATCAGCTTGAACGCAATTCGTAAAGCAGCTCGTACGCTTGAGTCCAACCGTTCACGCCGCGTGACCAGCCGTCTGGCTCCCGGTGTCAACTTCGGTACTCGCGCTGTGCAGCCCGCATACGTTATCTTCTGCCACACTGACGCTGTCAGCGACATTCGTAACTTGCCCGGCTTCACCCGCGTGGAAGAGTACGGTTCATTCAAGCCAATTCATGACCGCGAAATCGGTGCTTGCGAAGACTTCCGTTTCATCAGCTCACCCCTGTTGAAATCCTTTGCTGCTGCTGGTTCTGCAACTTTGAACGGCATGTTGTCTGTTGGCGCTGCTAACGTTGACGTCTATCCCTTCATCATCATCGGTGAAGACTGCTGGGGCCAAGTCGCCCTTAAGGGCATGTCTGCCATCAAGCCTGTGGTCCTCAAAGCCTCACAGACCAACCACGCCAACCCATTGGGCCAATTCGGCTACGTGGGCGCTTCTACATGGTTCGCGACTGTGCGTCTGAACGACGCCTTCATGGCCCGTATCGAAGCCGGTGTGACCGCTCTGTAATGGACTAGCTGGGACGCAAGTCCCAGCGTCTTAACTTAAAGGAATACATCATGCAATCAAACTACTGGAAACTTCTAAACGAAGACCGTTTGAACGATGTAGCTGCAACGTCTGTCACGGCTCCCATCTTGGGCCCCGTTGCAAACGCTACGCTTGCTGCCGCGTCATCACTGACAGCGGCAGAAAGCGGCGAGACATACTTTTTGTCTTCGGCTACTGAATTCGTAACTACTCTGCCCGCACCTGCTGCTGGTTTGACATACACCTTCATTGTGGCTGCGGCACCTTCTGGCGCCAGCTACACGATCGTGACCAACGCCAGCGCCAACATCATCAAGGGCCAAGCGTATCCCGCTTCTGGCGCCGCTGGTGATACAGGCACAGCCGATGACACCATCTCTTTTGTAGATGGCTCGTCGGTTGCAGGCGATCGTGTAACTGTTATCAGTGACGGTACAAGCTGGTTTGCCTATGCGCATTGCGCAGTGGCCGCTGGTGTGACTTTCACAGCAGCTTCTTAATCAATCTCTTCCTAAAGGAATAAATCATGTCATACAACATTGGACAAATTAACAGCGGTTATCTTTCGCTGACAGCTGCCGGCTTGGCCGAAGGCACAAACGCCAACACCTTTAAGACTGCAAACACCTTGACTTACACAAGCAATGGTATTTTTAAGTCTTATAGTGCTACCGACAACTTGACATTCACAGCCGGCACAGCATTGGGCAATTCACAAGCCTGTTTGTTTGCCGTGTGGATTACAGGTGCCGGTGCCGTGTCGACCACACAAGGCCCTATCGTTGCTGCTGGCGATCCTTGCCCAGTGCCCGGTCAGGTCACAGC